ACCAAAGACTATGGGCTCCCACAAAACAGGGAGCGTGTCTACATTGTTGGATATTTTGGAGAAACAAGTGGAAGAGAGTTACTTCCTATCCCAAGAAAAAACGATGCAGTTATTAAGCAAATTATAGGTGGTTCACAAGGGATGCGAGTATATGATCCAAGTGGTGTGAGCTGCACATTATCTGCATTAGGTGGTGGCATGGGAGCCAAAACAGGATTATATCAATTCAGCGATGTAAGTGTTCAAGCCTGTTTAACTCCGGATAGATTGGAGAAAAGACAAAACGGAAGAAGATTGAAGGAAGTTGGTGAACCGGCATTTACTTTAACCGGTCAAGACCGACATGGATTGCTAATCAAAACAGCGAATAAGCAAGGATATGCAATGGCATATCATGGCGATGGTGTGGATTTAGCATATCCGAATAGCGAAACAAGAAGGGGCCGAGTGCAACCTCAACGATCCAACACCTTAACCACTAGCGACAATCTCGGTGTTGTGCTAGATGATGGCTCAAAGGTGTATATCCGGAAACTGACTCCGAGAGAATGTTGGAGATTGCAAGGGTTCACGGATGAGCAGTTCGATAAGGCTGCTGTTGTGAATAGCAATTCGCAATTATATAAACAGGCCGGCAACGCTGTAAGCGTGAATGTTGTGGCTGAAATAGGTAAGCATATTATGAATGTGGAAAGGGAAAATATATGAAGGATTTGGCAGCGGTTTTATGCTTGATAGCTGTGATTATATCTCTGATTGCATTTGCATCAATGTGCATTGCAATTATGTTGTGGTTGATAGGATTGTTTGGTGTTGGGTTCGAGGCTGTGTGCTGGTCATTCTCCGTGATGGTGATTTCCGGTGCTGTAGCTGTTGCATCTAGCGTGATGATTGGATGTGATATGTGATGCTGAGTGTTAGCGATTTATGGAAATATGGTATCGAAGAGTTCATGATCAGAGATATTCCTGTTGGAAGACCGGAATTGACTTTGACTTGCATCGAGGGAATAGATAATGACCAACTAAGGATGGCTGTGGAATATGCCAAGATGATAGCTGATGAAAGGCATTATCGCACGTTTATCAGATTGAAAGAACGTGGCATATACAGAGTATATGAGGCAAGTGATATTATTTCCATCATATATGTAAATAATCCTATCCCTCATCTAAGAAAAGTTGAAAGATTGCTGCAAGTACATTTGAAATAGGGGTGATATAAATGGCGAATTGGTGTGAAGGTTGGGTAAAGTTTAGAGGACAAAAAGAAAATTTAATGAAGTTCATTGAATCTGAGTTCAATGGAGCGCATCCTGTGTTTGATGAGATGTTTGAAGAATTAATTCCAAATATTTTAGAAAGGTCTACCTTCTTAAAATCATTGAGAAGAGCATATATTAGGGATAATGATCTTACTGATTCAAATGGTGCCATCTGTTTTTATGATAATGGTATAGGTGTATTTGTTGCCAAAATAAACCATGCATGGAGTGTTGAGGGGCAAGGGTATTCGGAACTTGCTAAGGAATACGAGTTAGATATCAGAGGGAAATGTTACGAGTGCGGAATGGAGTTCGCAGAAGAATTTGAATATAACTCAAATGGCGATGAACTTCTTTTTGAGGTGCATGAATTTAAAGATTACACATGGGAATGTGAATGTCCAACATTAGGGGGTTAGTATGGTATCAAATAGAGAAGGCAGAGAGTGGCTGCTTAAACAACTGTATGACAAAGGAATCAAATATATAGTTTATCTAGGAGATATATTTGGTTATGTAGGTGTGGAGAAGAAACCGGAGCAACAAGAAGATGGTTCCACATTATTGCGTGATGAATACCATCGACTTGATGCTGTATCAGAGATGCTGCCGGATTTTAATGAACCGAATTTTCTTGATATTGGCAAATATCTAGGCATCACAGATTGGAGCAAGGTCGCAACTGATACACCTGTATATGCGAAGTTATATGATGGTGGGATATGGTATCCACTTCATTTTGCCAAATACGAGAATGGAAATGCTTATGTATACACAGGCGGAAGAACTTCGTGGAGCAAGGATGTAAAAGATGCGGTCTGCAATATTGTGGCTAAGGCTTACGAGATTCGATTGGCGGAAGGTGGTGCGCCATGAATACTACATATGTGCCATATCTTGATTGTGGCTGCGTTGAATGGACTAGGGATAAAGAGATTATAGGTCTTGTGAAAGCTAAAGAGGCCGGTCTTAAAATGGCCAAAAAGTGTGGTCGAGATACATTCTATTTGGCTGAGTGTCATCAATGGTTCCCTAATGTTTCAAGCGTAAGCAAGGAATTTATCGCAACTATCGAGGAACAGGCGAGAGATGAATTGTGCGACACTAAAGTTGTAAAGTTGATTACATCAAAAGAGCGTGAGGAGTTAGATGCCGGCATGAACCGGTTGGCACTCCAATGGCTGCTCAGAAATGGTCGAGTGCCTGATGGGGTTAGATTGATAAGGGAACTCGAATATAAGGTGAAGAGTAATGGAAGGCCGGTGCTAGTAGGGAGTGAAGAATTTGACTGAGAAACAAATAAGTGATCATCACAAAATGGTGAATCGAATTAGTATAATGGTTATGGTGTTTATGCTTATTGCGAGCATCGTGGGTGTATTGGCTATGATATTGCTATTCAGCTATGGTGTGCATCTGATTTGGGGGTGATTGAATGGGATATATTAAACCACCGGAACCGGAATCATTTAAAATATCAGATGAAGAACTATCAAAGATTGTGAAGGTAGCAACACAGACAGCAATCGAGGTGTATAGAAAGCACAATGAGGATATGTTAGCCAAACGCAATGAGAAGGCGGTCAAGAATACAGTTGTGTTGCTAGAGGGGTACGTTGCAATGAAACAGCATTGTATGAATGCAATTGCTAAGAGTGAAGAAACACTCACACCATCAGACTTGCAAGCAGTACTATATGAGGTATTCAATCGAAAGGGATTTCTTCAAATAGAGTCAATTCTAGCGAGCAAGCGAAGAACTGAACTCATTATTTACCACATCGATGAGATGATGAAGGTGTACAAAGAATACTGCATCAAGATGGATAGACCATATTATGATTGCGTACATGATAGGTATATCGATAGTTTGAGCATCTCTGAAATCGCTAAAAAGCGTGGCACGAGTGAAAGGAATGTGTATAATTGGTTAAATGCAGCAACTGAGGATTTAGCCATTTACTTCTTCGGAGCCTACGCTTTATAAAAGATTGTATGCAATAGAAACCTTTCAAAAAGTGTTCATATACACCTCTTTTGAATAGAGTTATAATGTTATTGGTGATAGGTGAATTACACGTTTAATTTATATCCTCCTTTCTTAACGACACATACTGCGAAGATACCCTGTATCGGTTACAACCGCCGATATGGGGTATTTTTGCGTTCAATTACATATTTCCATGAATGGGGGTGAGTGTGTGAAGGAGAAAAAGACATATGAAACAGGCCGAAAAGGACTATATAAGAAATGGCTTGAAGAGGATAACCTTCTTCGGTTAGAGGGATGGGCAAGAGATGGTTTGACTGATGTTCAGATTGCTCACAATATAGGCATTCACATAGGCACTCTCTATGAATGGAAGAAGAGATACCCTAAGTTTAACGATGCCATTAAAAGAGGCAAGGAAGTAGTTGATATCATTGTTGAAAATGCATTGCTAAAAAGTGCATTAGGATATCGCTATGATGAAGTTACAAGCGTGAGAATCGATGATGAGGAAAGTGGTAAGAGCGAGATTGTGGAAGTGAAGAGGGTAACAAAGGACATAGCTCCAAACCCAACATCCTTAATCTTTTGGCTGAAGAACCGCAAGCCGGAAGTGTGGCGAGATTCTAAGAAGGTCGATGCCAATATCGAAGTGAATAATCCGTTTGATGGAATCGATACAGCTGATATAAAGGCGCTGATTGATGATGAATAAGGAAAAGATTATACAAGCAGCAAAGAAGGAACTCGCAAGAAGGGAGTTCTTTTATTTTTGCCATTTGATGGCCGGTGATTTCTATCGAAAGGATAGAGCCTATCTCGTTGAGTTGTGTAATGAGTTGCAGTCCTTTATAGAGGGCGATGAATATAATGTGCTGATCATGAATCTGCCACCTCGACATGGCAAGAGTAGAACAGCGCAGATGCTAACTAAATGGCATATAGGGAATAATCCATCAGCGAAGATTATGACAGGTTCATACAATGAAACACTATCCAAAATGTTCAGTAAATCTGTTAGGAACTCCATTCAAGAGGCAAAGGCTGATGACAATATCACAGTATTCTCGGATGTATTCCCATTCACTAAGGTGGCTGTAGGTGATGCACAAGCTCACTTATGGAGCATTGAAGGTCAGAACAACTCTTATCTAGCTACATCGCCAACCGGTACTGCAACAGGCTTTGGCTGTTCGCTTATGATTATCGATGACATTATTAAGAACAGTGAAGAGGCCTATAATGCCAACATCAAGGAAGGGCATTGGGATTGGTTCACTAATACGATGCTTTCACGATTAGAGGAAGGCGGCAAGATAATCATCATCATGACACGATGGGCATCTGATGACTTGGCCGGAAGGGCAATCGAGCATTTTAAGGATGATCCATTATTTAAAGCCAAAGTAATCACTATGAAGGCATTGCAAGATGATGGCTCGATGCTGTGCGAGGAAGTTCTATCAAAAGCATCTTACGAATCTAAGGTGAGGGCAATGGGTGAAGATATCGCAAGTGCCAACTATCAGCAAGTGCCTATCGATTTGAAAGGCTGTTTATATCCGCAACTCCTTACTTATGACGAGGTTCCTATGGATATGAATGGCAATCCTGTATTCTCCTGTATTAAGAACTACACAGATACAGCAGACACCGGCAGCGATTATCTATCTAGCATCACATATGGTGTGTATAACAACGAGGCCTATGTCCTAGATATCATCTACACAAAGGATGCGATGGAAATCACGGAACCGGCTGTAGCTGATATGTTATATCGCAACAATGTGAATGTGGCTGATATTGAGTCCAATAATGGTGGGCGAGGGTTCAGTCGCAATGTGCGTGAGATATTGCTCAATAAATACAATTCGAACAAATGTTCTATAAATGCATTCCACCAAAGTGGCAATAAGATTGCTCGTATTCAATCCAATGCCACATGGGTGATGAATCATATATATTTCCCTCGCAATTGGCGAGATAGATGGCCTCAATTTGCGAGCGATGTAATGAAATACCAAAGGGAAGGTAAGAATGCTCATGATGATGCTCCGGATTCCCTAACCGGTATTGCCGAGAAGATTAATGCACCGCAAATCAAGAGCGGCCGGATTAATATTAATTAGAAAGGATATTGAATGGCAACAGAATTTTCTAATTCAAGAAGTGGTGAATATGAACTACTGCATGATGCATATTATGGTAGTGGGATGTTCGCCAATGGTAGTGCAATCACGGCCCACACTCGTGAGAGTTCGCAGTCTATTCAATTTAGACGAAGTATTGCCTACTATCTAAACTACACAGGCCCAATATTGAATGCCTCTGTAGATCCGATATTCAAGGATGATATCAAAAGGGAATACAATAAATCCCAAATGTTTGATGAGTTCCTTCACAATGTAGACCGGCAAGGCACTACGCTGCAAGAGTTCATCCGACAAAATGCCACAATGGCCAAGTTGTATGGTGTGATGTATATCGTTGTGGACAATGTGAGCGAGTTCGGTGAAACACTAGCCGATAACTTATCGAGCAGAAATATGCCATATCTCACAGCTGTTGAACCTAAGAATGTGGCGAACTACGAATTTGATGATAGTGGGAAGTTGAAATCCTTCTCTTATACATCCAATCTGTTCAACTCTGATGGCTCCAAGATTACAAGGATGCACACATGGACACCTAATTCTTGGGTGATTAAGGAGTTGGGTGGCAAGGTCATCGCTAGTGGTGAGCATAACATTGGCAGAATCCCAATCGTTCAATGGTTTGGCAGAGCGTCTCGCAAGATTGATATGCTGCCGCCACCGGAGTTCCTATCCATCGCCAAGACTAATGCCCATGTGTATAACTTGGGTTCCTTGTTATCTCAAATACTCTACAATCAAACATTCTCAATCCTCACAATGCCGGTTGACCACAACGGATTGCAAGATATAACTATCGGTACAGATAATTTGTTAGGTTATCCGGCAGAGTCAAATAAGGCTCCGGATTATATTGCTCCGGATAAAGGGCCGGCAGAGGTGTTGATGGCTCAGATTGATAAACTCATCAATGAAATGTATCGAATGAGTGGCATTGACTCTGTAATCGGTGTGCAGCAAGCGAAGAGTGGTGTTGCAAAGCAATGGGATTTCGAGCGTACTAATCAGCGATTATCTGATTTCTCTGTACAATGCGAAGAGGCAGAGAAGGATATCATCGAACTCTACAAATTGTGGAGCAATGATCGTGTAAATTATAAGTGCGAATATCCGAGAGATTTCAAGGTAAATGATGTTACCGAAAGCCTAACACAGGCCCAACAGGCGAAAGACCTTGAATTTGAATCCTCGACATTCGACATTGAAATCTTGAAACGAGTTCTTGATAGCTATATGCCAAATCTTGATAAGAAGGTTAAGGACTCCATCATCGGTGAGGCTGAGAAGTCTGCTGCTGAACGTGAGCAAGATAAAGCGAACTCAAAAATCGACCTTGATAATCCATTAGGTGATGACGATGGCGAACCAAACAACGAGCCAAACGCTGAATGAGGCCCTAGAATCCTTTGAGGCGATGGTGAAGGAATTAATCGAATTAGGATATTCGGTCGATATGGCTGTTCAAATCGCCTATAAGGACTTTCCTATTATGGAAATGTTAGAGGCACCTCTACAGGCTAATTTGGTGCATAATTTCAAACGTGGGTTCCATAGTGTTCTAATCCCTAAAAGGGCAAAGCGAAATAAGATGCCATATTCAACTAAGGCAATCTCATTGGCGATGCAGAAAGCGTGGACTCACGATAAATTGACATTATCTGAGCGACTACATGGCAAATCACCACAAGTGAGGAAGGATGTGGCTGCTGAGATTAAGAAGGCGATTAAACAAGGCAAGAGTAATATCGAAACCGCTAGGGCAATATTCGATGGATATGGCTATGGTGCTAGGATACCACTCGCCAAGTTGCCGGAAGTAATCAATAAAGTAAAATCCTTAAAGCGGCCAAAATGGAACGATGAGGAAGGTCAACAAGCATTCGAGCGTACCATTAGGCAAGCGGCGAGGAAAGTTGAGCAGAACACTACACCATCCCTTCGTGCTGCGTATTCTGATGTAATACGAGCAGTTGAAGATGGGAACACAATTGACCTTAACAGGGCGATTCAAGTGGCTGTTCAAGAGAAGGCTCGATATCATGCCGAGCGTATTGCTCGCACAGAAAATGCGAGGGCATATGCTGATGGGCAGATGAGCCGATATATGAATGATCCTGATGTAGTAGCCTTGAAATGGAAGTTAGGGAGTAGGCATCCAAGATATGATATCTGCGATTTCTATGCGAATGCAGATTTATATGGTCTTGGCAAAGGTGTCTATCCAAAAGATAAATTCCCACGATTGCCGGCACATCCACATTGTATGTGTCTATGCCATCCTGTGTATGATTTCGAGGTGGATATCGATGCTGCACATGAGAATGTAGAAAAAGGCGGCAAGGCCTACATTGATACTCTATCAGAGCAACATCAAGAGCAGTTATTGGGTGTTGAATGTCGCAAGTTAGTGGCTAAAGGCAAAACATCATGGACTACATTGGCAAGGGGTTGGAATGATGAACCATTTCGATTGCGTGAGCCGGAGAAAAAATCAAATATTTAGACCTACAGGCCTATGAGAGTGAACTCATAGGCCTTTTATATTGCCATCAATTAGGGGAGCCGAACGATGGCGGATTTCATGTTGAAAAGGAGAACGATACATGAGTTTAGCAGAATTGTACAGCAAATTAGAAAATCTCGAAGGTGGCAAGGAACTTGTTGAAGGTTTCAAAGGCGAAATATCTCGCATCAACGAGGGTGCCAAATCTGACCGCCTTAAATTCGAGAAAACCATTACCGAACTAACATCAGCGCGCGATGAGTTAAAGGGTAAGGTCGAAGAATACGAGGCACACAAAGGCGATAAGAGTCCGGAGTTCATTGCACTTGAAAAGCAAGTGAAAACGCTCATGGAAAAGAATGAGCAATCCGAGAAGGCTCGCCTTGAAGAGATTGAAAAGCGTACAAATTCCGAAATTAGTGCGCAAACGATTGCAGCACTAACAAAAGCGAATGCGATTGATCCACAAGAATTGGCCAAGCTAATCACTCCACAAATTAAGGTTCAAGAAGATGGTTCCTATGGATGGACAAAGGAAGATGGCTCTATCGGTAGTATCGAAGAATGCACTTCTGCGTATCTCGAAGGGAAAACATGGGCAGTTAAGTCCAACCAACAAGCCGGAAGTGGTGCGAGCGGTGGTGCAATGGGTGGCAATTCCCAACTCGCTGAAATGTTTAAATTGGCCGGTGTAGAACCGCCAAAAAGCTAATCTATTTTACAAACAATATGAGGTGAATTATGGCTTTAAACACAATTGAGGCAGCAAAGAATTTTCAGACAGTATTAGACCAACAAATGGTGATGGAAGCGGCAACAGGCTTTATGGAAGTGAATGCCGGTGATGTTGTATATGATGGCGGCGATACAGTTAAAATCCCAACATTGTCCATGCAAGGCTTGGCAGCGTATGACCGAGAAGAAGGTTATAACAAAGGTACTGTTTCCTTATCCTACAAAGACTACAACATGACACAAGACCGTGGTCGACAATTCACATTGGATGCAATGACTGTGAACGAATCCAACTTCGTAGCGAATGCAACAAAAGTGATGGCAGAGTTCCAACGCACTCGTGTGATTCCGGAAGTTGATGCATATCGTATCTCTAAAATCACAGCATTGGCAAAACAGGCCAATAAAGTAACTCAATACAATCCGGCTGAGGCTGATGTGTTGAAAAAGTTAGATGCTGACTTGTACAACATCCTCGACATTATTGGCGATGCTGATGATTTGGTCATTCTTATGTCCTACAAAGCACAACAAATGTTGAATGCAAATGAAAAATTTGCAAAACAAGTTGATGTTTCTCAATTCCAACATGGTGCAATCAATACACAAGTAAAAATGTACAACGATATTCCAATTATCAATGTTACATCCGACCGCATGAAATCTGCATTCGTGTTCCAAGATGGTAAAACAACAGGCCAAGAGGCCGGTGGTTTCAAGGCCGACACAGCTGCAAAAGGTGTTAACTGGATTATCATGAGCCGCAGAAGTCCAATCGCTGTTTCCAAAACAGACACAATGCGCATCTTTGATCCAATGACATATCAAAAAGCAAACGCATGGGCGATGGATTATCGCAAGTTCCATGATGTTTGGGTTCCAAACGAGCGTTTAGCTGCTGTATGGGCAAATATTGGCGCTTAATAGGGGGTAACTATGGAGAAATATCGCTTAATCCGACTAAATGAAGTTAAATATACCGATGATGATTATATGCGTGATGCTTTAATCGAACAAGGTTTTGTTTTGGAACCTTTGGAAGAAGAAGAAAAGCCAACAAAATCCGGTAAAAAATAGATGGATACACGAGGAATCTTTGAGAGGCGGCTAACACAGGCCGTGAAGGCTAGTGCCACAGTTGTGCAATCAACTGCGCAAGAAAATCATGGATTCACATCAAGAACAGGGCAATTGGAGAGAGCCATCGATGTGCGACTCATTAGCAATAGGCTTGCAGAGGTCTATGTCGATAATAAAGTTGCACCTTATGGCCCTTTTGTACACGAAGGCACGAAAGAACACGATATATTCCCAAATACCAAGAAGGCACTCCGATGGGTGCCTGTTGGTGGGAATGGGTTTGTGTTCGCCAAGAAGGTGCATCACAAGGGAACTGCTGCGGATCCATTCTTGTATGATGCATTAGACCGCTCACAAGATAGAATCCGAGGGATATTCTCCAAAGCTGTGAATGTAGCACTCGATGATGTGGCTGAGAGCGTGAATGTAAGCGCTAGCAGAAACAATCTCCATCTAAAACTGTAAGGGGTGTGATGATGCTATATCAATTTCAAGAAATGAAGTTCAACGATGAACTTTTAGGCCCTAATGTTCGAGAATCTGACTTTGAGAAGGCTGAGTCTTGGCTCTATGTATTGGCAAAGCGTTTGGGAGTTCCGAACGCTGATGTGGTGAGGTCATTTGTAGTTGATGAATTAGTAACGCTTTACGCTTACCGAGAGGTCGCTATGAATAAGGCTGCATCGCTCATTGGACAATACAATCGCAATGGGCAAGATGATGACTACTACTCCAAGAAGTTGCGATATATCAATGATAGAATCGCAAGAATCGAAGGTCAGATGACTGCTGAACAGTTGACAGGGCAACCAAGTAAATATGTAGGATATCGCACAATTCCACTCTATAGAGGTGGTTAATATGTGGCTTGAACTACTAAACAAAATTAAATATGCAATTGAATCCTCTGACTTTGGCGGAAGGGTAGAACTTGGGTTCTTAAATCCTATGAATGCCGGAGTCGATGAGCAAGGTCTTATATTGTTAGGTCGAGGCGAAACGCTGCCTATTGATGGCAAAGTTCAAGCGATGCTCAAACAGGAGTTCTATCTCGAAACTTGGGTTCGCAGCGATACCGATGATTTTGCTGTTGCTTATGAGGCCATCTGCAAATTGGAGAGTGACAAATGCGGTGAACTCAATGAGGATGTTTGTATATTACCGGACAGCGGATTTCAGATAGTTGATATTCGCTGTACTAATAAGACAGCCGACAATGGTTCCGTAAGGCCATGCATTGGCACACAGTACCGATTCGAGGCTCGAATGTATGATCTAAAACAATCTAATTCTAATGGGGGAATTTACTAATGGCAGAAACTAAACTTTATGTACCTACTGCGACAGATATGCCGACAGCCGGCAAAAATTATTTGTTGTACTTAAATACAGGTACAAACGAAAACACAGGTGCCAAATGGCTTTTATTGGGCGGTCAACGTAGTGGCGATTTATCTCGTAAAGCTGACAGCATCGATGCATCTCACAAAGGTTCCGGTGGTTGGAAATCTACAATTGCCGGTTTGAAGGAATGGTCTTTCAGCATTGAAACATTGTTGATGCCTAAAGAAGAATCCTTGAAGTTGCTCGAAAAAGCATTCTTGAATGGTGATAATGTTCACATCAAATTCGAGTATCCGGACAAAACATTCTTCACAGGCATTGCATCTGTAACTGAATTGTCTGTAAGTGCGCCGCATGACGATGTAGCAACTTATAAAGGCGAATTGAATGGCATTGGCCCATTGTCTGAATTACAACCGGCACCGGCCGGCATTGGTGGTTAATCACCAAATCTGTTCGATATAAATTTTTAGCGCTAAGGAGAAACTCTGATGAAAAAAGTTAATTGTGATCTATTCGGTCATGGCGAATATATTATGTTCAATATGCAGCGACTCATGGAATTTGAGGCAGCTGTTGGAAAGCCTGTGAGTGAATTGTTGACTATGGTTCAATGGCCTATCAACTGCATCATTTCCGGCTATGCGATTGGCATGAAACAATATGGCAGAAATCCAAATAAATATATGGAACTGATTGGGGAATTGCTAGAGGATGAGGAGCAAAATCTCACACTTGCAGCTATTCAATTGCCTATTACAAAGGCCTTGATTGCAAGTGGTGTGTTTGGCGCTCAACTCTATTATCAAATGTTCCCAAACGAAATGACCGATGCTGATAAATTAGCGATTGAATCGGAGAATAGTCCAAAAAACTAGATGGGGAGCAATCGCTCCCCTCTTTTTCTCAATGGCTCCGATACGCTGAGGAAATTGCTTATAGTGTTTTAGAGTTGAAACCGTGGGAACTCATGGATTTGCAGCCTATGGAGTTCAATAAGATGGTGAAGGGTTATGAGCGTAGGCAACGCATATTAGACACAAACAAAGCATTTTGGGTGGCTAATATCATGAATACGCAATTGGCTAAGGGTAAAGGTGTAGAGCCTAAGGATTTCATCGATATCCTATATCCAATGACCGCACTCGAAAAGAAACAACTAGAAGAGCAATTTATCAAAGAATTTAGAGCAGAAGGGGGTGAGATTTAAACAATGGCAGATATTGAAACAAAAATAACCATTAGCGCCGATAGTAGCAATGCCGAAAGGGCCTTGAATAAGGTTTCGCAAGCAGCTAAACAAAAACTCGGCGGTGATATCTCATCGGAACTCGATAAAATTTCTGCAAAGGCTCAGAAGGTATTTGGGCAAGACTTACAAAGCGCCATGAATAAGGTTGGCAAAGGGGTGCAGATTGCAGCAGCTGCCACCGGCATTGGTGTGGCTGCAACAGCTGTGAAGGATTTGGCTGTTGGTGCAGCTAATTTATCCGACCAAATGGCACAGATTCGCTCACGCATTAATCTAATCAATGATGGTTCGCAAACAACTGTGGAAATCATGGATAAGATATATGCTGCATCGCAACGATCTCGTGGCGGATATCTTGAAATGGCTGACAGCGTTGCAAAGTTGAATATGTTGGCCAAAGATGCGTTCAGTTCCAATGATGAGGCGATATT